ATTTTACCTGTCTCATTTAAATTTAAAATTGAGAATGGAGATTCGGTTAAAGTTTTAATATATGGTGTTACATAAAAATCTCTAATAAAATCTTGATAAGCTCTACCTGTACCCTGATTTGAAATTGTTTCTAACGTACTAACGTAGTTGGCGGAATTTAAATTTAAATTCTTTAATTTTAAATTAAGGTATGGTGAACTTGCCCCTAAACTTAATTTTATGTTTTGAGATTCGGCAGACATTGCATAATCACAGAACACATCACTTCCGTTGTTGTTACCCAATATTCTCACATAACCAGAATAAAAAGATGTAAGATATTGTCTTTCCCAAATTTCATAGAAGAATTTTATTTCTTCTTTATTTACGTAAGCGATTCCCGCATTTGGAAATTCAATTCCATTTACGTTAATTATTATTGTTGTTGACTCCGCACCTAATGACGGCTGACTTAATGGATTTTGAAACTTTTGTGTTAACCCCTTCATATATTCCTCAACAAATTCAACCTCAGGCCATTTATCATACAAATAACCTTTTGTTAGATTAACAACAGATGGGTCAGCAATGTATTTTAATTGGAATCTTCCTTTCTTATCTTCCGGTGTTTCAACAAAAAATTGAGGCCATGGATAAACAGGTATTTGAGATGTTGACAATCCTTGGTTTGATTGTTGTGCGTCTGTAGATATTTTAACATCATCTCTACTATCAGAACTTTGAGCTGAAGATGGATTATTCAATATCGCATTCTTTCTAACTGGGTCATATTTCACATTCCAAGCGTTAGTATGAACATCATCTAATAGTCTAATGAACGCCTCAGAAGACGCCATTAAAACCGCAATAATGTTTCTTACTGTAGGTTTGAACCCTAACCCCGTTGCTTGGTCTTCAATTTTTGCAGCTAAATCCGCAGACAACAATGTTTCAACCTCCGCAAGTTTTGCACTTGCCAAGGTTTCCATACCAGCAAGATTCTTATCGAAATATTTATCACCCTCAAAAACAATAAATTGAGGTAATACAATTTTTTTAATCCCTGGTGAATTAGAATTAATGTCTTGTTCAAACGATGCTTTAAAAAATTTTGACAACGTGTTCTGAACTATTTGTGTGTCTCCTGATGTTGGGGCTATAATACCTGTTTGGGACCTTGTTGTTTCTACCCAATCAACGTCATCTCCCACAATTGTTTTGAAAAAGTCATCATATTTAATTGGGTTCGGAATTGGTGAGGTTCCGGCCTTTCCTAATGTTGGGTTTTCAGCCAATCCTAAATTATATCTTGCAACCAAATCAGATAGTTTAGTATTTGCCTCAGATATTGCCGCTTGGTCTAAATTAGCTTTGTATGCATACACAACCGCCGGTTTATTTTTTAAATAAATCGGTCTGACATCACAATATGTATTGAACCATGAAGTATTTTCCCCTCTTACATTTGCAAAATAGTCTTTAAGTTTTTGTTGGTAGTTTCGAATATTCGTAAGTGGTTCAACGTTGGCTTTTTGATAGGAGTTAACAATTGCTTGCTCAAAATTATCTAGTTTGTTCATTAATTGTTGAACCGTTAGTTCTGGAAAATCTCTAGCAACTAATCCTTTAGCCTTATATTCACTATAAACTTCAACGACTTTTTGATAACCCCTTTCCGCAACTATTTCTGATGTTACATTGGTTGTGCTTGTTGTACCAATACCAGATTTACCAGCTAAAGCTCCAGATTTTGAATCATTAGCACTTTGACTTTGTGTTGGTGATTGTGTTATTTGAAATCTTTGAGAGTACATGTGTGGTGCAGCAAGTAGGTGACCAAAAGAAATCTCATTTAAGATATTGAATTTATACCCTTTGAACTCTAAATCAACCCTATAATTACCGCTATAACTATTAAACGATGCATTAAACTTTATAAGGTTTAGTTGGTATCTAATTGCTTGTCCATAATAGCCTTTTAGTGTTAAGTAGAAAGGACAGTATGGTAGATTAAAGAACGCGGCGTATGGTGAGTTGTTACCTAATTGAAATAAAGCTTTACCTTGAACATCCTCCAATGTGATTGATACGCTTGGGATAAATGACGTACTTGTTCTAATACTGATACTTGTCATACCAAGTAATCCAGTGTCAATTACGTTTGTTTGGTCTGCAACACTATTAACCTTATAAGACTCTTTACCATCCGCAGTTTGATTCAAGGTTTCTTTGGGTTGATTAACACCCTGAAACTTAGTGGAGTTTTGTCCGGTTAACTCATCATAATAACCCGTTCCTAAATAGGTGTTTTTTGTTGGCTTTAGAAAATTAATTTTAGCAACAGATATAGTTCTAATTCTATCTTCAGGACTTCCACCAACCGCTAATTTTGTTCTTGGTACAACCTCAGCTTCAAGATTAGCATACATAACCAAATTCTCATGGTCAACTAATCTTTCTCTAATGTTACCAAAATTGTCGATTGTTTTGTTAGGGTCGACTACAATAATATTATTATAGTCAAAATCCACCAATATGTTTCCGCTGTTGTCAGCCTGTAAGTTACCTGCCATAATAATAAAAATGATTTTCTAATGCCGCTTTATAATCCTGTAAAGAAGCTATGAGCGGAAATGGAATAATCAATACTGCACCGTCATAAATATTATCTTCTAACCCACCAAATTGAGGATTTGCTTGTAATATCAACCAACTGAAATATGGAGAGTTATAAAATTCTTGAGAAACTTTATCTAATCTACTTCTTGCAACTTTGTAGATAAATGTTTGGTCTGTAGGCTTTTGAGTAATATTAACAAATGGCACGACAGTTTGTTCACCATTAATGATGAATTCACTATATCGATTATAATATGGATACGCCATTAATTAAGTTTTAATTTTGAAACATATGCCGATGGTTTATCTTGGTTGTTCCAAGTTTGTTTGTCTGAATTAGCCAACACTCTACCCAATCCTGTAATTACTTCGGTTTGACTTGCCGTTGGTGCGGTTGATTTTTCAAACGTGAATAATCTTTTCTTAGATGGGAATGGTGTATAATTAATAAAGTTTTTCAATTTACCTTTTTCAAGATTATCAAGGAACGCAGTTGTTACTGCATTTTCTTTAGCGAATTGTGGTTTAGCAGTACCAATCCAATAAGAATCAAATTGTGCCGCAACATCCTGACTTCCACTACCAAGAATATCGTTATTCTTAATTATATTATTAATCATCGCATCTTTAAAGGTTTGATACCTTTTATCATCCAATATTTCTGGTGATAAAATCATATACATTCTTCTGAAGGCATAATTTTGAGGTGTTCCATCCCCCGTTGGGTTTCCGAAACTATTCGTAATTTTCTGTCCAAAATCACCTTCGGTAAATGGTACAAACACAACACGTTTTATGTACTTTTCGTAGGTTGTTTGTTCTACAGTATCACCATATAAACCAATACCCTTGTATTGTACTGAGTTGTAGTCAAATGTGGTACCAGTAATTAATAACCCATAGTACTCACTAATATTACGCCCAATCTTTCTAATGTCTTTTTGAATCTCATCAAAGGTATCGGGAGCCTCTGTTTTGTTATAAACATCTGTTGTTCCACTAATATCATAAATTATAATATTACCATTCTTTTCTTGGAAACCATCCGTACCTGTTGTTGGTCCCGATTTGTATAAAGGCATTACATTTGCTCTTGTAAGATATTGAATGTAGGTTTGTTGTTGGTTAACTAATTCTTGACTTAATTGAGTAACAGCGTTCTGATATGTGTTCGTTTTACCAACAACAAAGTTTTTCAAGTTTGTTGTTAATTGTCTGATAACCTTAGGACTAAATCCTTTATTATTGGACATGAAATTAATAAATCTATCCTGAGTATTAGGGTCAGTGCTCTCTATGTTTACAACATAATCATTGAAAACATTATTAACTACTTGTTGAACATTATTAGGTTTTCCTATTAAGTAAACTTCTTTTCCTGGTGTTGTATCCACCAAGAATGTTCCTTTAGTATAATTTCTATCACAAGTCAAATTCTGTAACATTGCGTTATTATATTGTTTGACACATTCTTTACTCTTGTTAATATAATTTTGGAAATAAGTTTGAGTTTGTGCAACAAGGTTATCCATATACTTCTGATAACTTGTTGTACCTGTTGTACCTGACATTGATAATATATCACCAATAGTTGACTCGTTAGTTTGTGGATTGTTATCTTGTGTTTGGTTAACAGTTGCTGCAGGTGGTTGAGCACCTATTGCACTTAAGAATGCTTTATCAATAACTTTATAACTTAAATCTGTTGCGTCGGCTCTTTCATCATACATTTCAGTATTAGCATAATAATTGAATGTTAATGCGTTTTGTAATCTATCAACAGATTCTTTTAATCCACTACCACCAATAAAATTGAAACCTAATGTCACGTTAGCTATCATTGGTTGAATACCAATACCTTCAGGATTAATATCCAAATCCTCATAAGTAAGTCCTAATGATGTTGGAATAATTTTTGTGTTGTAAAAATCTCCAACCCTTAAAACTAAAACTGGTGGTGCTCCAAAAGCTGTATTGGTCGCGTTGTTATATTGTAATTCGTTTGTTTGACCTACTGTTTTAATTGTTGGAATGGTGTCACCAGGTCTCATACATTGTTGTAAGAAAGTCAATCTAGTATTTAATCCTTCTGGTGTCATTGAGTGAAACGCTGGTTGGAAGAACTTTAACTTATCTTTCAAGTTATCGTAAACCATTGGGGTTTCTTCTTTAATTGCCTCAAAATAATTACACTCAGATAACAACGACCTTAATACTCTTTTTGTGATATTATCTCTTTCCACAAACTTTTCTTCAATTGTTTGAACCGTTGTCGTTACAGGTGTAACCGTTCCTACCAAAACATTTGATAATTGTGGTTGTGGTTGTTGTTGTGTTACAGATGATGATTGTTGAGGTGGTGGTTGTGTTAAAGTTGATTTGATACCCGCAATATAAGCCCTTCTACAAGCCATAGCAGTTGTTGTGTATATTTCCTTCGAAGCAGCCTTTGTGTCCCCACCTTTAGCTTGTGGGTCATTATCGGTGCAACTTACTGTGGTACCTTTTGTAAAATCTTTCTTTTGGTCATCATATTGTAATACACTTGCCTCTTCACCAAACGCGGTTCCTGAAACAACAAGTAATTTGTTATTATAATATTGTGCCGTATTAAAATTGGTTGAGAAAAATCTTATCGCCGCGTTGATTCTTCTTGTCGCCAATTCTTTATTATAAGAGCTTGTTGCCGGTGCGGAACAACTAGCCTCAATCCTAACCGTTATAGTACCATCACCATCTTTATTGTTTTCAATTTCTTTTTTAATTAACTCACAAAGTTTTTGAAGTTCTTTATAGTTGGGGTCAACAACTGAATTAAAGAATGATTTTGTTACAGCCGCTGTACTTTGTTTTGTGTAGTTACCACTTAAAACATTTGTACTATATGCCGCATATTCAGCCGGGTAGTCAGCAACATTTTCCTTTACTTTTGGTATGTCATTATCAAAATAGAAAGCCATGTTCTCAAATACTGAAAATGGATTTGTTGGGTTACCTGGCGCAACTGGTTGAGTTTGTGGGTTTGAGTTTACTCCTGTTTGAACTGTCTTGACCGCATAAGTTAATTGTTCCTTGGTCATCTCTTTAGATGAAATCATTTGTTGTAGTTGGAACAAGTCGTTAGGGTTAATTGTATAATATTTCTTGGCTAACTCATATAGGTCATAGGTTCTACATCCCGCAAAGAATGAATCAATAATACTATCAATTCTTGGTCTGTTAGTTTCATTCTTAAGAACTTTATCAACTAAAACATTCAATACCGAAGGGTGGTCAACAACTATTTTCCAAGTTAAACTTCCCGTTCTATTTGTGTTATTGTATGTATACACAGGTTCTGGTCTACCGATGAAATCGGTATTCTTCCAGTTGGCACTTACGTTTTCAGTAAATGTTAAACCATATGGAGGAAACCACATAACTCTACCACCGTTAGGTCCTCTTTCACATATCGCTAAATCTGAAACAGAAAAACCTGGTGTGTTAGATGTTCTCCAAGCTAAATTCTCAATTGAGAACATATACTTCTTGGCATAAGAGTTGTTGGTTGTACCAATGAGATTCGTAGAATCTTGTCCACCCTCTTGTTTGTTTGGGTAGATGTTTAGGTTCCATGTCTTATCCATTACCGAATAAGCAAACTTTCTACCTTCGGTTGTCATACCGTTTCTTTTCTGAAGGTCATTGTATTGTAAATAAGGAACGTCCTTAGTGAAGATACGACAGTACTCTGTTCCCACCTCTTGTCCAATTGAACCAATGTACTTAAGAACTCTAGAACCCTTTGTAATCTCTCTATAACCATCATGGAAGACCTTACTAACTTGGTCGATAGCATTACCTACGTGTTGTAATCTTCTACCACCGGCAGGTTGACTATTAATTAGTCTTTGTGTGTCATCAAGAATTGAACCTTCTCTATATGTTTGGTTTGTCGATTCAGTCTTGTTGTATGATGACGGTTTGAAATCTTCGTCCTGTCTAATAATCTCACCACCAATACCAACATACTTACCAGCATTGTCTTTGTATTTTGGTGATACCCATGTAAATCCCCCTTCAACACCACCACCATTACTATACGTTGGTCCGTTAGCACCAAGTTTACTCTCTAAATCGGGACCTTCGTATAACGCGGCAAGTTCACCTGGGCCATAAACAGGAGATTGAACCTCTTGCCCAAATTGGTTTACCGGTATATCACCCCCCGGTGAAAATATTCTTGATGGGTCAGATGATGTTGAACCTACGTAGAAGTTACTATTGTTTGTTGTAGAACCAACTAAAACACCAGCGGCTCTATCAAATAATGTTCTTTGATAATCCGGCTTATACTTGTTGTAGTCAATGTTACCGAATAATCTCGACTTTTGACCACCACCTGTATTGTTTAAGAATAACTGAGAACCTGTCTTGTCACCACCCAATAATCTACTGAATGATTTACCGACAGACGTTTTAAGGAACGCAGAACTTAATTGTTGTATTGTTGTTGGTTGACCTGAATTGATACTCGCATCAAAGTATGAACCAGGGATTGTAGATGTTGGGATAGTGCTACCGGCAAGTCTTAACGCAAAGTCTGTTGCTGCCAATATTGGGTTGGATGGTGCGGTAATTGTATAGTTAGGTTCAATTAAAGGAACTCTGCCTGTAACTAAATTCAAAACATCCGTACCACTTCTTACATTAAATGCGTTGGCTCTACCAGTTGTTTGTTGAACTATCGCTGTGGCAATTCTTTCTTCAAAACCTTTTCTTAATCTTGAAGCACCTAAACGAGCAAGATATGAGTCAGAACTTAACAAACCGTTACTACCTTGAGGGTCAGGTGTTAATAAGATTGAAACAGGTCCGTATGTTGACGGATTGAAGTTGGGGTAAGGTTGGTTGTTATAATATCTTGTACTGCCGTTAGCGTCGATTGTTTCTAAATTACCAACGAACTCTCCACTATCATATAGTTGTTCACTACCATTACCGAAGGCGTTAATTTTTCTCCAATTCTTTGATTCAGGCTCAGCCTCACTTAGAATGTTTGCGTCTTGAAATCCATATTCACCTTCGTTGGATTTTGTATTTGTATTCCCAACAGGGTCAGGGGCTTGTTGATATCCTCCTTCATTCCCCCACTTATTCAATGGATATAACTTATTAGCAAACGATGGTTCGTCTATTAATTGGTCAGGACTATCTTGAACCGATGTGTCTGATTGTATGTATTCTGTATTAAATGGAGGCGTAGGTCTATTGGGAGCCTTGGCATAAGGGGTCAAGTTTCTCGTAATGAGTTTCTTTCTAAACGCGTCTGAATTAACTAAATCTAATGGACTACCCATTCAATACTTTTATTATAAATAGGTTAATTGGTATTTTTCTGATGATGAATTACTTTGTCTTTTGGAGTTGTTTGTTTTTTTCTTCAACATATTTGTAAACCATTTCTTTGAATTTTTCTTCATTCAAGAATTCTTCTAAATATTGTTTGCTAACACCTGCGGGGGCTTCTACCTTAAACACAACAGTACCACTATAATCAACAGTTTTATTTACGGTGGATGTTAGTGTTTGGTTTTGATTTTCTTTACTACTGAAGTCATTTGTTCCACTTAAGAATAGTGATTTTGGTTTGGCTGTCGGTACTGATTTTCCACTTTGTTCTGCGGCTTTTTTACCGAAATCTGTTTTATCAACATAGTTTTGCAATGCATTTTTTGCGTTCTGTGCTAAATCACCCACTTCAGAAGACCTATATCTTAAATCTGACTTTTTCAAATCATTATAGACCGATGTACCAAGTTGTTCAACAACTTTTTTAACATCTTCACCTTGTTTTCCAAATTTAGTTCCCAAGTCTTTTAAAACATCTCCCATGGATTTACCATTTGTTTTAACCAATTCTTTAGCGGCGTCCCTAATTGAATTACTTATTGTCTCAAATTCTTTATTATAAATTTCTGTTCTCGCCGCTTTATCTGACACAATTCCTGATGGAATCGTGGTTGCCCTTCTAAACCCTTCAAGATTGTCTTTAACTACTGATGTTCCGACAGCACCTCTAACAATCGCCCCTTTTATTGCCGCAACGTCATTTTTGATAATTTCACTTACTGTCATACCAGCTCTAGCGATTTCTTCCATCGACTTTGGCTGTTTTTTTTGTTCGTCTATCAACTTATCAAATTCTTCTTGTGTTACATCAGCAAGATTTTTGGTTTGTTGGTCATTAATCCTAACAACATAGTTACCAGACGCATCCATTTCAGATAAATTACTTAAAAATTGTTTGTCAGATTCATCTTGAAACTTAATACTAGGACTGATGTTCGAAAGTCTTTTATCTAATTCAGAAGACGCTAATGCGGCTTTTGATAATGTTCCTGCTGCTAATCCAGCCTCTGATTCCATTTCTTTCAAGGTTAGAATACCTTGAGGATTAATTCTAAAAGATTTTGTTTTTTCGTCAAAATAAGTGAATTGTTTACCTACTTTTGCTAAACTTTCTTGTAATGCTCCTGGGTCGTTAATTGATTGGTTCATTAACGCAAATGGGTCAACAAGGTTTCCCGCTGAAACTCCAAGTCTTTGGAATGCGGATGCGGTTTTGATTGCAGCGTCAGGGTCCATCATTCTATCCGCGAAATCAAGAGCCTGATTCATATCCATCTTAAGTTGGGATGCTCTTGCCGCCATTCTAGTCAGTCCCTGAACACCACCTTCAAAATTAAATTTATTAAGTGCTGAAGCGTTTGAGACAACATCCTTCATCACTTCTCTGGCATTTAACCCTAAATCTCTAACTGTATTTGTCGCCTCTTCTAATTGACCTCCAACAACACCAAATTGAATACCTGCACCTTCAAAGCTTTTAACTATGTTTCCAACATCTCCACCAATCGCTTGTGTTGTAGCATATAATTTTGCAACACTATCCGCAGAGGCCAAGGTATTCTTACCTGTGGCTTCCGCAATATCTTTCATAACAGTAAGTGTCTGTTGAAAGTCAGCGCCAAGTCTTCTCATTCTTGGAGCTGCTTCGTTCACAGCAGTCATCATCTCACTTACTCTGGCACGAGATTGTGAAAAGGCTTTGGTAAGTTCATTACCCGCCTCAGTCATTTGGTCAATAGCCCCTACCCATTCGTCAGAACCAAAAGATATTGCTTTGGATAATTCTTTACCGTATTCTTCGGGAGATTGTTTGTTATCAGCCATTAAGTGTTTTTCTTATAAATAGAAGAAGGACTATTTTTTTAGTCCCTCTTATGCTCTTCAACCCATTTATCTAAGAGATACTTTCTCATAAACAATGGCATATTTAAAAAATCGTTGTAAGAAATGTTCATCAAAGTACTCAAATAATAGAACTCATCAATTTGTCCTTTTCTATAATCAGAAGAAAGGACGAAAAAATTCCACCCCAAAACCGACGTTGACTGTCAGTCTATCTCCTGATGGGGTTGTTACTACTCTATTCATGTTTAATTTTGGCTCATTCTCATCCATAAAGTTTCTTATGAATTTGGAATCCATGATTGGCATTTGTTCTATAAACTTAGCAATTTCTCCTTTATCTTGATTTCCGTTTACCTCAACAATTTGTTTGTTTAATCTCCACGTCACTTTTGGTACAGTTCTTCCTTGAGGATATTGTTCAGCCAATTTATTTATTTCCATAATTTCACCATAAGTCATTGGTCTTAACTTAATAATTGCCTCTGATTTAGGTAACGTAACTTTAAAAGTCCCATCTTCTTGTGGTTCTTGACCATTAACAACTGAAAGTTCGTCTAATACAACCGTTGTTTCAAAAGTTTTTCTTGTTGTTGGGTCAGTAACGTTGAGGGTCATTTCCGGTCCAAACGAAGTGTTTCTTAAAAACACAAGGATTGCTTCGACGTCACCCTCTAACAAATCTTCAACTCTAATATCTGGTTCATATAATTTGGTTCTAATTAAATTAGTTGTAATATCTTCACCACCAGATAAAAGAATGTTTTCATCGGAAGCTGTAAGATAACCTACCTTAACAGATTTCTTTTTGTTTTTATAAAATGTACCTTGAGATGGTAGAGGCACTACGTCATGCGGTAGTGTAAAGTTCTGTTGTGCGTAATTTGATGTTTGATTGTCCATATAAAAAAAATAACCGTAAAGTTTATGTCTTTACGGTTAAATATAGTTTGTATTGATTTTTTATAAATAGTATTAGTATACTAACACACAACGGTCAGGACGAAGACTAGCTGTGATATCAGCTAACGCATCTGTAGAGTATCCTAAAGAACCGAAGTCCACACTTGTTAAGAAGGTTCCATAAAGAATCCACTTTTCAACAACAACACCTGTCGGGTCTAACATCTCCAAGTCAATATCTTTCTTATAACCTGCAGCATATCCCATACGACCTGTTACTGATTCAGCGTGTAAACGAACCCACTCCATAAGAGCTTGGGAAGCTGAAGGACCAATTGGGTCTCTAAACTTAACGGTCATCTCATCCCAGTTAAATCTACCTGCAACGTATGTTGATGTATTTAAAAATTGTATTTCTGTTGAAGCAATTTTGATAGATGGTCTTTTCGTACTTTCAACGAACCACTCATTTATTCCCAAGCTTGAAGGAAACCTCAAGATGAATCGGTTCTGACGTTTCGGTTCGTAAGGAATCGGCATTTTCATTAGTAAATCAGCCATGTTATTATAATTTTGTTTTTTTTATTTTATATCTTATAAATATAGTCTTATCAAAAATATTTCTATTTACTTTGTGGTTAGAAATTAATATTCATTATTTATATTCCTTCTTAATTCCTCCAGCAGTAGAATAAGTTTTTACTATATTATCTGGTTTATCTTTAAAATGTTTACTTATCTTTTCTACATTCTTTAAATCATCATCTGAAAATCCTATCTTAGGTTGTTCTGGTATGAATTTATTAGCTATATCTCTTTTTAGAAATGCCTTTTTATTAAGTAACGCAGCTAATCCTTTTACATAGTCCACAAACTCGTCCATAGCCATTACCTTTAATTCTTCAGGACTTGCAGCACTTCCATCATTTCCAAACGATACGGGGTGATATCTGTTAAGTTCTAAATAAGACCTTATTAAATCATCATCAGACATATCATCTTCATCAGAAAATGTTCTATACTTTTTAAGATTTTTAACTAATTGGTCTTTATCAATACCACCAAATCCGTTGATGATATAATTGTAAACCGCTTCTTTTAATGTGTTTGGGTTGTGACCTCTCGCGGTGATTATTGAAAAAACTGAACCGTTATTAATCGCCTCTTTAAAGTCGTTAAACGCAGGACCTTTTTTAGCGGTCATTGCATCTATTAAAAAATCTTTGTCACCCGAAGTTCTAAAGTTTCTAAAAGCATCATCAGCAAAATCAACAACCGTCTCACCCTTATAATTAAACGGTTTTTTCCCAATGTTTTGTCTATATTCCGCAAAATCGTCAGTACTCATCCCAACCTCATCACCGTCTTCAGTCTTCAAAACTATTTTAGTCGGCATATGAACAATATTATCATCCCAATCGAATGCATAATACTTCATATCTGGTGTGTGCTCTGCTCTAAATCCTTCTACTATTCTTCTCATATTGGCTAAAAGGGGGAGATAAACTCCCCCATTTTTTTATTAGATATTTTCAAACGAAGCTCCTGTTGGAGTGATGAAGAATTCGATATCGATGAATTCTAACGCCTTCGTAGGTTTTAGGTAAATTTTACCAGTAAGTGTATTTCTGTCTAAGTCTTCAGGAGAAGATGAAACTGTTACACGGAAATCGTATAAACCTCTGTCTCTTCTGATAGAGTCTAAGATTGGGTTAACACTGTCTAAGAATTGTTGTCTAACGATTTGGTCGTTTTGTTCGAACAATAATCTTACAGCCACCGCTGAAATCAATTTACGAGCTTGTAATAACAATCTTCTAACATTCAATCTGTTAAGAGCTGTGTCAGCAACTTGTAAAGTTTTGTTACCCCAAATTACTGTTCCAACATCAGAGAACGTAGCGATAGGATTGATTCTACCTTGATACAATGTATCTCTATCTTCTTGAGTTAGTTTTTGTCTAGCTTTGATTGAGTTTACAAGACCTCTTGTGTAACCCGCTGATGCGAACCAAGGGAATGCGATGTTATCGGTTAAAGCTAAGTTTCTACAAACCTCACCAGTTGCTGGTAAGTATATTTGTGTGTTGTTAACTGTGTCTCTTGTTAATATCCAAGGATAGTAAGTTGCGGTATAGTTGGAATCAATTCCTGTATTATCTAAGTTATCAACCGCTTCTTGAGAGTAGATGACATCAAACTGACTTGTTCCGTCTGGTGTATACATTGTATAGTCAGGAGTTGTTACGATATAAACAGAGTCAGCTCTTGAAAATTGAACCATGTTAATCGCATCTTCACAAAGATTTGAGTTATTTATGTAATCGATACTTGCAGTTGCAAATACGTTGATATTTGTAGATTCAGGGTTTGAGAATGTAAGAATACCAAGTAAATAAGCGTAGTAGTCAGTATTTCCAAAATCTGAAGTGTTATTTTGTACAGTAATTCTTTTAAATAACCCCTCACCAGTTGCGTTTGGATATCTTGAAGAAGGATATGCTCCTGCTAAGAATCCCGATGCTCCTAATTGGAATCTATCTTCATTAGTTCTCCATTGTCTGTAGATATCCCAACCATCGAATCCGCCCGCAAAACATACTGTGTATTTTCTAGCGTAGATAAAATAGTAAGGGTTCTCTTGAGATTCTGGGTCAAATCTAAAGTCAGCAGTTCCACACTCAAACGCTGTTTCACCACTTGTTTGAAAAGTATTAGCGATTGTAACAACCGTAGCACCTGAATCCATATGGAATCCTTTACTTTGTACATTCCAAGGAACAGCTTCTTGTGTAGGACTTGAAATCCAATTACTTGGATTTTGTTTTCCTTTATAAGTTAAAAACGATTCATCAACACCATATTGAGTTGAGAAACCTAAATAAGCTCTTCTAACAACATCTCCCGCAGATTCTGTTGTATTCGCAGCTCCACCGAATGGAGGATTTGTGATAGTTTCACCCGGGTAAAAATATTTTGTTTTATATTGAATATATGGTGAAGGATATGTAGAAAGGTTTTCATACTCTCTTTGAGTGTATCCACGGAATCCACAAGGTATTGCATCTATAGGAGCCGTTGGTGACAATTCAACCATAATATATTTTGAAAGTAATGCGTATTCACCATTAGAAGTACCAATCTTAACACCAATGAAGTTGTTAGAAGCTGGGTCCATATTACAATTAGTGAATTTTTCAATAACCACTGGATTAGTATCAGTATCGTAGAAGTTTCTTACTAACACATCAAAAGACATGTTATTGAAAGAAAGATTTGCAATAGATACTTTAACCTCCATATTTGCAGCATCTCCATCAGAAATTGAAATGAATTTAAATAAATTATAAACTTCATTACCTCTTAATTCAGAAACTAAGAAAGGTGTTTCAGGAGATTGATATCTTTCTAAACTTTAAGCTATAGATGTTTTATTCTCACTTAGATCACCCGGAAGTTAAATTAGATTAGTATTTAATCCTCTGATGTAACCTTTTTGGTATGCGATGTTTAAAGACGCTTGGTAAGACTCCTCAACAAACACAGGTACAGTAAATCTATCTTTTCCAAAATTATCAACACCCAAAACTTTGGTTAAATATTTTGAAGATGAAGCAGCTAATGAAGTTTCAAGTTGGAAAGTTGTTCTTTCTCCTGTATTGAAATCTGCTTTAGTAATACCAGAAATCAAGAATGTACCATAAGGGTCTTTAGTAACACCTGAATAAGCACCGTTTGTAACTAATTGTAAATCTGTTAAACCTGTAACTTGATAGATAGGACCATGATTTGGTGAAGAAGCGTTGTTTGTGTATTCAGTGATTCCTCTTGAACGTAAAGTTGCAACAACCATGTTATTAAATTCAGTGTATGCAAATCCTGAGAAAGTATAAATTTCACCTGATATCGTTCCAACAAACTCATCACTTGTTGCTCCTGAAGATAATGAACTCACAACATAACTAAATGAATAACCTGAATAGTTGTCTACTGAATAGTTATTAAAAGTTCCATAATACCAAGAGTCATTAGAACCAGAACTTAAATCATTATAGTCATAATCACAATCACCTGGTACACCAAATACATTGTTCAAGTTAGGATAACTTCCTGTTAACGAAGACCAATCTGAAGATGGTATTGAACCATAAACCACACAAGTATTACCTGAAGAACCTGAAGTATCCCAAATACCACTAAGGTATGTATTGAAATCCGCTTGATAAGTAGAAGTACTTCCGTCACTTAATCTATATTGTGTCGTATAATCTTGTTGAATTGAAACAGGTAAAGTTGATGTATTCAAAGTAACCGTGTTCGCAGAATTACTTCCTGTGAAAGAAGCGGTGAATACTGTACCTGCAGACGACGGATTAAATGCGATTGTTAATGGGTCAACATTAGCAGTAACACTAATACTCCAAGATGGACCCGCGTCATACCCTGATAAACCCAATACTCTTGTTACAAATAATTGGTTTGATTGTTGTAAGTAAGATTTTGCGATATACGCAGCTTCATACTTAGGAATTTGTGTGTTCACAAATTTCACTGGTTCTGTACCACCGAAATAGGCTTGGAACTCATCATAGTTAGTTATAAAAATCGGTTCGAAAGCGGGACCTTTTAAAGTTTCCCCAACTACCCCTAAAGTCGTTACACCCACGCTTTGGGCTACGAACGATAAGTCCGTTTCAGAAGTGTATACACCAGGTGAAACGTACACCTTTTTGTTTGCTTGTGCTGTTGCCATTATTAATTAATTCTATTGCAGATTTATTTTAATGATAAATATTCATTACTAACACAAAAAACTTGACTTTTGGATATGTATTTGTAAACGGTATGAATTAATTCTGCCTTTTTTCTACCTATGAAAACAAAGAAAGAAATAAAGAACTTAAAGATATCACCTGAATCTCACGAAGTATTAAAAAAATACTGTGATAAACGTGGAATTAAGATTTATAAATTTGTTGAAAATTTAATTATGGAAAAGTGTAAGGAGAAGAAAGATATCTATGGTGAGGACTAAACTAATTTATTATCAAAGATAATTTTAGCCTCTATACTATCATCATTTTTTACTACCTGTATTCTCAAAGTATCATTGGTTGTTATTTGAATTAGATTAACGTCACTACCATAATAGTCGTTATTAATATAAACATCGTAA